ACGGGCGTGAACGTCTACAACGTCGAGCTGAACGCGGTTTCCGCTGACGGCGCATGGAAGATTACAACCGGCGCTGGTGTCGAAGTAATGGCGGTCGGGATATTCACCGCGTGATCGCTTGCGTCCTAAAGTCGGGCGGTGACTTCAAGCCAGCGCACGTTTACGCGTTGCAGGACATGTGCGCTCGTTTTCTTCCGGGCGAGGAGTTCATCTGCCTAACCGACTTAGATTTGGACTGCCCGACGCTGGCGCTCGACCACGATTGGCCAGGCTGGTGGTCGAAGATCGAGCTGTTCCGGCTGCCGAGCGCCTTGTACATGGATCTCGATACCGTCCTGGTCGGCGACTGCACCGAGCTGCTTGAGGCGGCCCGACCGCACGACTTTGTGATCATGCGCGATGTTTACCGCGGCGCCGCCGATCCGCGGGCGATGCAATCCAGCCTGATGTGGTGGTCGAGGCCGCATGAGTTCATCTACAACCAGTTTAAAGCGGGCGACCGCTACTGCGAAGGGGGTGATCAGATTTATCTTGAGTGGGCGCTGGCTGGCCGGCTGGTCAAATACTGGCAGGACATCACGCCCGGCATCGTGAGCTTTAAGGCTGATGTGCTGCCAAACGGGGTGCAGGCCAAGGATCGGCTGATTGCGTTCCACGGCAAGCCGAGGCCGTGGGAACAGACTAGGGTGGCTTATGCGTCTGCATAGCGGTTGGGCGCGGGTAAACAGGGATGTGATATTCACAAAATGACTGCAGCCTGGACACGCAAAGAAGGAAAGAATCCTGCCGGCGGGCTGAATGCCGCAGGCCGAGCTAGCTACAAGGCAGAGACAGGCGGCGAACTCAAGCCTCCGGTCAAGGCCGGTGACAACCCGCGGCGGGCCAGCTTTCTTGCGCGCATGGGCGGTATGCCTGGCCCGATGGAAAAGAACGGCGAGCCAACGCGGTTGGCACTTGCGCTCAAGGCGTGGGGCGCGAGCAGCAAGGCCGACGCTAAAGCAAAAGCTGCGGCAATATCAGGAAGAAATAAGTAATGGCCGAAGCTGACAGAATTGCGGCTGCGCTGCAATACATTGACGAGCAAAAACCGGCAGACCCGTTTGCAAGTTTAAAATCTGATCCTATTGGAGCATTGCGTAGTGCTTGGGAAAGAAAAGTAGATCCGATCATCAATAACGCAAAACGCACGTTTGCAACTGGCGGTGTGTTGGGCGACATCTTGCGCGCTTATGGAGAAGCTGGCGCACCAGCTAACAGGGCGGTATTAAAAGGCATGGGAATGCCTTACAAGGAGCCAGCGGTAGCCAACACGCCGCCGACATTAGCGCCGGACAACAGTTACGGCAACATGGGTGACACTACAGCGCAAACGTTTGGAACAATTATTGGAGATCCGCTTAACTTTGTGCAGCCAGGTGCGGCCAGGATTGCTAACGCGCTAAAGTTTGCTAAACCTGATGCGCTCAAAATGTTAAATGAGATGTCGCAAGGCGCTAGATCGCCGATGGATTTGTGGCATGGCTCTCCTCACCGTTTCCCGCCGACTGCCAAGAACCCGCTAGGCGAGTTTGATCCGATGAAGATTGGAACTGGTGAAGGGGCGCAGGCTTCGGCAAACGTAGCATTGAACGTGATGGGTGGAGGGATGAGCGCATCAAGGGCGGTACCTGCTGGCTCGTTGGGGATGAATGCAATAAAAAAAGGTAGTCAAGAAATAATGCCAACAGAGCACAAATCCGCTATGTCGATAGAACCGCCGCACAATGTGCGAGACACAGAAAAATTATCGTCACTCACTAAATCAATGAAAGACAACGGCTGGCAAGGAAGGCCAATTCTTACATATGATGTAGGCAGAGGGAATGAGGCATTAACTGGATCGCACAGGATAAAAGCAGCAAATCAAGCTGGTATTGAAGTGCCAATTTACAAAATCCAGAACGCTGGTGATTATATTGATAAAAATGGCAAATCAATTCAGGATATTGGTTACATGGAACTAAAAGAACAGATTAAATGGTTAGAGAAGTTCGGTGATAAAGATGCTGCAAAATTGTTAAAACAAGAACCGGAGTTCTAAATAAATGGAAGAAACCTCAACTGGCGTACAAAAATGGCTGAACATCATCAGCCAGTACGACAACGAATTCAAGAAGTGGGAAGCCCGCAGCGCGAAGATAGTCAAACGCTATCGTGACGACAACCGCAGCCAGCACACTAACGAAACCGCCAAGTTCAACATCCTGTGGAGCAACGTGCAGACGTTGATACCGGCGGTCTACGCCAAGCTGCCGAAAGCGGTGGCACAACGCCGGTTTGGTGACAACGATCCTGTTGGCCGGGTGGCTGGATCGCTGATTGAGCGCGCATTGGACTTTGAGATTGAACATTACCCTGATTTCCGGTCAACCATGAAACACGCGGTCGAGGACAGGTTCCTTGGTGGCCGCGGCGTGGCTTGGGTGCGCTACGAGCCGCACGTTAGGCAGTTGGACATGCCCGAAGATGGTTTGCAAGTAACGGAGGATGTAGAAAATGAAGCAGCCGAAGGCCAAACCGCTGAAGGCGCGCCCAAGCCCGAAAGTCAGGACTACACCGCTGGTGAAACCGAGCCGCAAGAAGAAATTGAGTATGAGTGCGCCCCCACAGATTACGTTCACTGGAAGGATTTTGGCCATTCTGTTGCGCGCACTTGGGAAGAAGTAACCTGCGTTTGGCGCTGGGTTTATATGACCAAAGAAGCCTTGACCGAGCGGTTTGGCGAAAAGATGGCCAAGTCGATCCCGCTGGATTCTGGCGCCGAAACGCTGGCGACCTATGGCCAAAGCACCAAAGAGCGCACCAGGGCGAAGATATGCGAACTGTGGGATAAGGAATCAGGCAAGGTGTATTGGCTGTCGAAGAATCATCCGACGCTGATAGACGAGCGCGACGATCCGTTGGAACTAGACCAGTTTTTCCCCTGTGCAAGACCGCTTTACAGCACCACGACCAGCGACAGCCTGATTCCTGTGCCTGACTTTGTGATTTACCAGGACCAGGCCAACGAGCTGGACATTCTCAGCGACCGTATTGACGGGCTGGTCAAAGCACTGCGGATCCGCGGTGTGTACGACGCCAGCCAGCCAGCATTGCAACGGCTGCTGACCGAGGGCGACAACAACACCCTGATCCCCGTCGATAAATGGATGGCGTTCTCTGAAAAGGGCGGCTTAAAGGGCAGTATCGACATCCTGCCAATTGACATGCTGGCCAGCGCGTTGCTGAACTGCTATCGCGCCCGCGATGACATAAAAGGGCAAATTTACGAGATTACCGGCATCAGCGACATTATCCGAGGCCAAACATCGGCCAGCGAAACGGCAACAGCGCAGCAGATCAAGGGACAGTATGCTGGGCTGCGTTTGCGGAGTATGCAAGAGGAAGTGGCGCTGTTTGCCAGCGAACTGATCCGCTTGAAAGCGCAGGTTATCTGCACCAAATTCCAGCCGCAAACGATTTTGCTGTATGCCGCAGCGGGGCAGATGACGCCCGAAGATCAACAGATGATCCCGCAAGCCATTCAGTTGATGAAGGACAATCCGCTGCGGAATTTCCGCATCGAAGTGGATTCAGACAGCCTGGTGCAGTTGGATGAGCAGCAGAACAAAAAGGATCGCGTTGAATTCATTACGGCGTTTGGCGGGCTGTTGCGTGAAGCGTTGCCGGTTGGCCAATCCTCGCCAGAACTAATCCCAATGCTGGTCGAGGTGATGAAATTCGGCATTAGTGGATTTAAGCAGGCCAAGCCGATTGAAGGGACTTTAGATGCTGCGCTCGACCAACTGAAAGAGAAACAGAAGCAAGCCGCGGCCAATCCCCAGCCGGCGCCGCCAAACCCTGAAATGATGAAGATCCAAGCAACGCAGCAGCTTGAGCAGGCCAAGATGCAAGCGACCGCGCAGGCCGACCAGATGAAGATGCAGGCAGAAGCGCAAGCATTGCAGATGCAAGCGCAGATTGACGATCAGAAAATGCGGCATGAAATGGAAATGAAGGCGCAGGAGGTCAAATCACTTGATGACTTTAACCGCTGGAAAACCGAGCTTGAGGCTGCGACTAAGATCATGGTGGCAAGGATCGGTGCCAATCCTGGTCTGGATCTGCCGCTAATTGAGGCGCAGCAGGCGGCAAGCGAGAAAGTCAGCGCCGAGCTGGGCGAAAACGTAAAAATGGCAATTGACCACATGGCGCAGATGCACGAAAACATGGCAAACATGCACGGGGAAACGATGAACCGCATCGGTGGTGTCATGCAGACACTGGCGGCGCCCAAGCGCATCGTGCGCGGGCCCGATGGCAAGGCAGTCGGCGTCGAGGTGGCGGCATGATAGTCACCACCACAAAAGGCGAGATGGACGATTCACTGCTTGAAAAACGTGAAGGATCGGTAGACAACGACAACGAAAACACAACGTGGGTCGAGTATTGGCTTGCCGACGAGATGGTGCACAGGTCGGCTCACGTTAGGTTGAAAAAATCGATTGTTTCACAAACTGAAATAGGGAGTTTCTAAAATGAGCAACACCTCGGCAATGTGTACCAGTTTCAAAGCCGAAATTCTTAGCGGGATTCACGCGCTGGGAACGACCGTTATTCGGGCTGGAACGGGTGCTGACACAATCAAAGCCGCGCTGTATCTGGCGAGCGCCACCGTAAATGCTGCCACGACCGCCTACAGCGCCACTGGCGAGGTTTCCGGCACTGGCTATACCGCAGGCGGGATAACGGCCACGAACGCCACAGCGCCCACATCCAGCGGCACTACGGCTTACTGGACGCCGAGCGCCAGCTTTACCTACACGACGGTCACGCTGACCACATCGTTTGATTGCATGCTGGTTTACAACTCTACGCAAAGCAATAAAGCAATCAGCGCTCACACGTTCGGCGCTCAGACCATAACCGCAGGTACGTTTGTGCTATCCATGCCGACGAATGATTCAACCAATGCACTTACCCGCATTGCCTAAAACATGGCACAAGGCGCATGGGACACCGGCACCTGGGATGATGCCCTGTGGGACAGTTTGCCTGTCACCGGCAATTCTGCGACCGGATCGCCAGGTAATGTTAATGCTGCCGCAACTGTCCCACTTACCGGGAACGCAGCAACCGGCGCGCCCGGTACAGTTGGCGTTACCGTCACCATCGCGCTATCGGGCGTGCAGGCTACCGGGCAGGTCGGGACAGAGGGTGTCAGTACAACGGTTCCGGTCACAGGAACTGAAGCAACCGGCGCCGCGGGATCTGTTGGCCTGGTTGTCACCGTTGCGCTGTCGGGCAATGGCGCAACCGGCGATGTTGGAACGGTCACTGTGGCGCAGCAGCCGGTCATCGTTATTGACGACACGCACGACGGGCGACGATTTAAAGAGCAGCTCGAACGCGAACGCAAACTCAGAGAAAAGAAAAAACAGGCAATTCTTGACGCATTTGAGCGCATTGTTGAAGGCCGGCCAGAGATCGCAGAGGAAATTGCCGCGCCGTTTATTGTGCCGCCAAAAGCTAAATCAGCGGTCCGGGCCATCAATTACGACGCGCTGTTTGCCGATCTTGACCGCGTGCAGCGGATCTGGGATTTGCACCTTGAACTTGACGACGAGGACGTTCTGACATTGCTATGAGAAAAACTTACATTCAGATTGACGGCAAATTGATTGAAAAATCTAAATATTACCGGGATCCGGTGGCGCCAATCATCATGCCGGACATCCAGCCTTATCAATCAATGGCAGATGGATCAATGATTACCAGCCGCAGCCATCACCGCGAGCACCTGCGGCAACACAACTGCATCGAGATTGGCAACGAAACAATGGAAACCAAGCCAACGCCGGTAAAAGACAACCGCAAAGAAGTATTGCGGGAACAACTGGCAAATATGACGCACAACGAAGCCAACAAAGTGCTGGCCAAGCTGCGCGACGATCTTCGTTTTATCCGTAGGTAAACCCCCACAGGGAGCAACAATGTCAGACCTAAATGAAATCGTCCCAGTAGAGAACGCAGACGCTCGCCGCGAACTGCTATCCCAGCAATTCGACGAAGCCGCAGAAGCGGCGCCAGAACCTGCAAAAGCTGAACCGGCAAAATATGAAAAGCAACGGGATGAGTCGGGCAAATATGCCAAGCAGTCGGGACCAGCAGTACCGCAGCTAAAAGCAGAACCTACCGAGCAGATTGAAGAGCCGTTGTGGAAACGTCCACCGGCCAGTTGGAAGAAGGACTATCACGAGGATTGGAAGGCCGCGCCAGCTCGCATACAAGAATATGCCTGGCAGCGCGAAAATGAGATGAAAGCCGGTGTTGAACCGCTAATCTCAAAAGCACAGTTTGCCGACCAGATGCAGGAGGTTTTGAACCCCTACATGAACACAATACAAGGGCTGGGCATCGATGCGCCGAAAGCAGTTAAAGCCTTGATGGAGGCCGACCACGCCCTGCGTTATAGTAATCCGCAGGAAAAGCACCAGTATTTTGCTAGACTCGCACAAAGTTATGGAGTAGATTTAAATAATATGGGTAATCTGCCACAACAGATGCCCGTTGATCCAACCATTTTTGCATTGCAAAACGAACTGAATAACGTTCGTGGCGAGGTGCAAGGATGGAAGCAGGCACAGGAACAGCAACAAAATCAGGCTCTTTTGGGTGAAATAAACATTTTTAGCCAGAAAGCCGAGTATTTCGAGGAAGCAAGGCCGGTAATGATCCAGCTCCTACAGAGCGGTGTGGCCACCGACCTTGATGATGCGTACCAAAAAGCATTACGCTTAGATCCGAACCTTTTTGAAAGTGTCCAGGCCAGCAAACAAGCTGAATTGGATACGGCAAAAAGAGCGGCAGCAA